GCAAAGGATCGGCCCGGGAGTTCCGGTCGGCGGCCCGATCAGCAGCTGAGTCTGTCCAGGCGAAGTCTCCATCGCCTGAACCGCGCTCGTACCGCCCACGATGGCACGACGCGGGTGCCACATAAGCCCAGTCTCGGGCGGCGAGACTGCGGACATCCGGAACCATCCAATCGCACCGTCAGCGACGTAAAGGGCGTTTTCGTCGGTGCTTTCGTTGTTCCAGCTAAGGAATGCGGTGGAGGAGCTGTAGAGGCTTGCACTGATCCCTCCTGTGGTCACCTTACGGAACTGATCGCCGATCGGGAACCCGATCTCGGTGTAGCCGGTGTTCGGGTTGAAGGGATACTCGATTGCAATTGAGCTAACCTTCAGGTTTGTCTCCAGCACGAAGATCGTCGTCCCCTGCACCGTGACGCAGTTGTATCCTGTCACGTTCACGTTGTTGTAGTAGCTCGTTGCGTAGAAGGGATCCGAAGTCGTTCCGCTCCCAAGGATGATCTGGATACCGGAGCTTGTAAAGACGATCAGACCGCCGTCCTGCACAGTCACCGGGATGATGTCGTAGACCATGCCCAGAAACTCGAGGAAGTTCAGCGGCGGCTGGGTGGTGTTGCCGTTGGCGGAAAGCGTGTCCGGCCCTCCGGAATAGCGCACCAGGTTGCCGTCGGCCCACCACTGGCGCTGGAAGGCGTAGCACATCGGCAGACTGGTCGCCGTCGGCGGGTTGTTCGTTCCGTTAACCGGTGCCGGAATCGTTGCATTCAGGCTGGCCAAGCCGAGAATAGACGTATCGGCCACGCCGGCTTCGCCGTAGCTGAAGGAGTTCGTCAGACCGTCCGCTGGGATCTGATCTTCGAGCACAAGCGTGGGTTGGCCCTGCGCGGTGCGCCAGATCCACACCTGGTCGATCTGCGGGTCGGAGAACATTCCTGCGGACGTTGCCGCGACCGTCAGAGTCGGGTCCAGGACGGCTGGCGTCGTTCCCAGAATGCCACCGTAGACAATGCCTACCGGGGCTGCGGTGCTCAGGCTTCCATCCACGCCGTGCAGGCTATAGGAGTACTGCAGCGTCTGGTAGGTGAGCGCAACGCCGGATCCGCCGGTCGAGATACAGACCCACGTGATTCCGCCGTCCGTCGTCGAAGCACCCAGCGTCGTGCCCCACGTCGGCTGCGTCACGCCACTTGTCCCGCCTACTCCATTGAAGAGCCACTGCAGGTTGTTGTTCGAGTCAATCAGGCATGATCCCGTAACGCCCGCGTTGGTCGCGTCCGCCTGCCATTCTCCAGGCTGCCCGAGGTTGTACCAGGTCAGGCCACCATCTTTGGTGACCGCGTTCGCGCCGCCCGGCGTCGAGATGCCGGTAGCGACGGGTGCGAGCTGCGCTCCATACCACTGACTCGTGCCGGGGGTGAAGACGAGGTGTCCAGTCTGCTCAAGCATGTAGAAAAAACCAGGCGGAACAACGAACGCGAATCCTGCAGGCTCTCCAGCGATCGTCTCAGTGAAGGTATCCGCCCAGATCGGGATCGATGGCGGACTTGTGGGACCGATGAAGGCCATCAGTTGCGAGTCTCCGCTTCCGCCCGTTCCGTTGCAATAGCCGGTCTGAAACGCTGGATTCGCGCTCGTGTTCTGGTAGATGGTCCCCAGAACGTTCGATCCGCTGTTGGTAAGTGTCGTCTGCAGGTTTGTGGCGACCAGCTGCGCGGCCGTCGGCGCGACTGTCCACGTCGGGTAGATCGGACCGCTGCGATCGGTGCCCGTAACCGAAGCCACCACTTCGATGTTGCCGTTCGAGTCAAGCAGGCTCGTGTACTGCGGGAAAGCGGTGTTCGGCTGCCAGAAACGTCCGGAGACCGGGATCAGCGTGGGCGGCACGAGCGGAGCAGCAATCTGGGTGTTTTCGATCGCCGTTCCATAACTCTTCCACTGCTGGCCGGCATCCGCCGTGATGCTCAGCCGCGTCGCATTGAAGCTGGGCGTCGTCGCACCTGTGGTCCCGTTGCCTGTCGTTCCGGATCCCGTATCGGGCGTGTAGGCCTGCACCGTCCCGCTGGTGTAGTTCACCTGCAGGATTCCCAGCGTGGAACTCAGAATGTTCGCAATCGGGAGTGTTTTCCCATTCAGTGTCGTCGCCGTCGTCAGGCCGGAGAACGTCATCTCCACGCCAACCAGGTTGGCGAAGTTGATCGGCACCTGTGCGGGATTGATGTACACCAGATATTGCCATGCGGATCCGCTGCCCGAGACGGCCGTGGCGACGATCGGGACAGTGATGCCGCCCAGCGCCATGTAGAGCGTTCCCGGCTCGGCGCCCTGGTTGATCAGCGTGCCCGCAGTGACGATCTTGCTTGCCTGCCACCCACCGGGAAACAGCCACTTCTTCTGGTCCACTCCGTTGCCAATGTAGAGTTGAGCGTTCGGTAGCCCGAGGATGCGGTTTGCGCCCGCGCCGGCGCTCTTCGTAAACAACGCCGTCTTCTGCCCCGGTGTCGCATCGTAGAGCACCCCGTCTGAGCCGTCGGCCAGCACGCGGATTGCTTCTACGTTATTGCGCAGCAGCTTCCACGCATAGAAGCTTTCGATTCCCGGGAACGTGTTCGAGTTGAAGACGATCGATCCCGGACTGCGCTTGTCTGTCAGGTCGACGCTGATCTCCCGGTTGAGTCCGTCGATGATGGAATCGAACCGGCTGCCCGAGTAGAACTTCGCCGCGAGGTACGGCACTGCGGCGTCACGATACGGACTGCGCTGTGTCCACAGGCCGGTGAACTGGCGGGCACCCATGCTGAGCGCGGCGTACTTCGTCGGGTTCGAGACTGCGCCTGCAGCGGCGATCGGGCCAGCCATCTACCTCGACCTTCCTTGCGTCCCGTTCTGGCTCGCGCCTTGGCTGCGCTGGACGGTGCGCGTCGTGTTCATAAACTGGTTGTAGAACATGTCCTTGGCTTGCGCGTCCAGGCCATCCTGCGTTGCGAGGCACCCCGCGATCCACTCTGCCCGCCAGATCTGAAAGCGCGAGTCGTTCACCATCAAGGCTCCTTCGCTCAGCATCCCCTTGTTGAACAGATAGCCGAAGTAATCGCTGATCGGGCTGAAGGTGTCAGCCGGACTCGTGATCAAAGGAGCGGCGTTCTGGATGTCCAGATAAGCCGTGTAGGACGCATCGGGCACGGCGTTCAGCCGGAACGTGATGTTGCCCTGGTTGTCGTCGTACTGCGCCGCAATCAGCGTGGGAGTCCGCGTGTAGCTCACCTTCGCAAGCGACGTTGCGCCGTTCAGCTCAATGATGTTGCCCAGCGCGTCTTCGAGCCACTGCGTCTCGATAAATCCCATCGTCGGCACAGACTCGACGTAGTCGGTGCCCAGAATCGTACTGATCGAGATGCTCATGTTCGTTCGGTTCTGACGCCAGCAGAACGGCGCCCCCAGCATGGTCCCGAGAACGGTGTTGGCCATTGTCACACCGGGTTCCATGTTGTTCACGTTCAGTCGCTGGTTGTCGATCAGCGACTGGACGTACGTGAGCGAATTCTGTACCGAAAGAGTAACCGCCATCTAGTTCCACCCATACGGATTGTCCGCAGTGCGCGGCACATTCGATCCCCAGCGGGGCTCGACGACGCCTTGTGCGGGAAGCAGCGCGTAGATGTTCAGTTCGCGATCCCCCTGCTTCTTCGGATCCTTCATCCACAGCGGTTCGCCATCGCGGTCGCGCTCGTTCAGCGCTTCGCCGCGCTTCACGTCAGTCGGGTTCGGGCTGTTCAACAGGCATTGCGCCTGCAGCCCACGAAAGAAGAACCGGCTGAAGCTGTCCGGGATTGGATCGAGCATCTGTTGCATGTTCGCGAAGCGGGGCGGGTCGAGCTGATAGTACGGACGGATCTCAAGCGTAGGGCCTGCGGCTGACGGAAGGCGGTCGATGCGGAATCCCTGCGACGTGGGGCTGACGCAGGTCCAGGTCACGGTGCCGTCGACGACAGTGGTTCCTTCAGCGCTGGCGGCAGGAAGCACAGGAGCCACTGTCCCCGTCGTTCCAAACCCGGTCACGATCAGGATATTCCCGTTCGCGTCCAGCATGTTCATAATCGGGTTCTGGCCACCCGGGGCGCTCGTTCCCAGCAGCGGATAGAACGTGACGTCCGCTCCGGGCCAGACGGCGATATCGAGTTCCGCGTTGTACATCCAGCAGAGGTTCTCGGGCCACCACCGGCTCAGGTTCGTCCGGCTCAGGCCGCGCCTCCACTTGATGTTCCGCAGCGGCTTGGGAATGTACGTGTTGTTCACGTCGATCACATCCCCGTCTTCGCCCCACCCGATGATGCCCGCGGTCTGCTCGAGCTGCGGATAGTCCTGCTGAAAGCTGTTGGTGTAGAAGGGAGCCGCAATCGCACGGTTCCACTTCTGGTTGTAACGTTCGCAGACAATGTCCGCCATCACCTCGTTCGCGCACTCCAGCGCGAGCTGGTCGCCATAGCCGCTGGGGCCTCCCCTTGGGTCGGGGATGCCCTTGGCGGCGATGACGTTGAACACGTTGGAAAGCTTGATGGTTGAATTGCCCATGGTCAGTTGGTTGCGTCCGTCTCCAGCTTTTTGAAGTCCGCGATCACGGTAGCGGTCATCGTCTTGCCGTCCGTAATCACCTTCGCGATCGCCGCGATCACGTCGACGTAGTTGGTTCCATTCATGGTCGCGAAGAACGCCTCGACCGCAGAGATCACGGCTGCGTCTTCGGTGAAGTTCAGCCCCTTCGCCGCGATCGCTGAGCTGGTGGCGGCGATGAACGCTTCGATCGCCTGCAGGCTGGCTCCATCATCCTTGGCCACTGCCGAGACCAGGCCAGCCACGTCAGTCGAAACCGTGATCACTTCGTTGGCCGCGTCGGACGCGATCGACTCAGCATCTTTCGAGAGAACGATGAGCTTGGTGATGGCTTTGGGAAAGCCGACTATAACGTCTTCCAGGCCTTTGCCGATGTCTTTGAAGAAAGTACCGAGATTCATTCGATTGCCTCGCGCTGCGGGTTAGCCGACGTTAGCGGTAGTGTCGGTGTTGATGGTCGCCGTTCCGCCGCCGGCGAGTGGAATTTCAGTCTGCTGCTCGATATGCAGGAACTTCTGCACCTGCGGGTTGTGGAGCACGGTGAGGACGCCGGCGGCACCGATCAGGATCGAACTCACGTGCGGATGCTTCAGCGTCAACTTGATCGCGAAGTCGCGGAGCTGCTGCACCTGCAGAAGGCTCGTCCCTGCGACGATCGCGCTTACAAGAGCCTTGGTGCTGATCGTCAATCGGCGGACGGTGGAGCTGATCTGTTGCACGTTCATTGCGGCCTCGCATCAAAGGTGCTGATCGATAACGGTGTTGGGTGTAAGCCCCGTCATGTCGCAGACGTTCGCGATGTACAGCGGCGTGTTGTTTTCGCTGGGCGGCGCGTAGTGGTAGAGCATCTGCGAGATAGTCTGTCCGGCATACACCAGATCGAGCAGAGCCTTCATCGCGGCGAATCCGGTGGCGTCATCTGGGAAGAACGCGAAGCGGGCAGGCTCGGTAATACCTGCCGGGATCGTCTCAAGTGCCGTGGCGCCGTGAGCCCGCGCGAATGGTCCCCATGAGATATCGCCGGGGTTGTGGTTGCGGGTGGCGCGGCCGCCCGGGATTCCAAACCCCTCTTCCTTGGCGATCGCTTGGCAAATTGTGTCCATCATCCCCGCCCTTCAGCCTGTCTGTGCAACTTGAAGCCTTCGCGGTACCCCTCTGCATAGCCTTCCTTGCGGGAGTCCATCTTGGCGAGAGCGAGCGTGTGAGACTGGATGTCCTGCTCGTGCTCCTCCAGCCTGTCGTCGTGCTCCGCCAGCGCGATCTCCTGGTTATTGATGCGCCCAACGGTGAGTCCCATAGTGAAGACCCACCCGATCAGCGTGATGACAGCAGGAGCCCATCGTGCCCAATCCATCTCGCTCTCCTACGCTTCGTAGATCACGCTTGCCGAACGCAGTTGCGCGCTCGGGATGGCCGCGCTGGCCGCGATCGTCAGGGACAGCGTGGTGGCGGCGGTCAGATTCACAGCCGCAGATACCGCCGTGTTCGTGTCCAGGTACGTTACCGCATTCGCCGCCGCCACCGTTCCCACGTTCGCGTCCACCCTTGCATGAGACTCTATGGTCGCCGTTGCACCAAGTGTCACCACTGTAAGCTCAAACTCTCCCTGGATGGGCAGGTTCGTGCTCGCCGCCGTGTTCGTCGCCGCAGTGGTGACAGTGCAGAGCGTGACGCCTCCGAGCACCAGGGCGAAGCTGATCGTCGCGACGTTTGCGATCGTCGTCGAGTAGATGAGTGAATACTTCACGCGAAGTTTGCGGCCGGTCACGTTCAGGGCTCCCGCGCCGAACGCGAAGCTCAGCAGCGTCTGCGCCGTGGTGATCGCGGTCAGCGCCGTCTGCGGCGGCAGGACCAGCGGAGCGCCCATGGCGGTCATCAGCTTGCGGTTGTTGGCTGCTCCGCTCACGTAGAGCACGCCGTTCGTCTGGTCGAGCACCAGAGCCTTCTGATCGAAGGCGTTTACTCCGTTGGCGGCCGGTGGTCCGTAGGTTACGCGATCTGCTCCCATTTTGTCCTGCTCTCTCTGCCCCGCTCGCGCGGCGCGAATCCACGACATCACTGACTAAAATTTCGCGGCCTGAGAAATAATCAGGCCGCGAAAAAGTTTACGCTGCAACCTTCGGATAGAAGTCGCTCGGGCGTCGGCGGTACACCGGCATCCCTTTGCCGTCTGTGACGGAGAACGTGTTGCCGCAGTCCATCGTGCTCGAGTACTCATCGGACTTCGACTCTTCGCTCTTCTCCACCAGGGCCGCGAACTCTTCCGTATCCTTCTCCCAGCGCGCCACTCGCGCCTTCGCCTGCGCGGCGGTCTCCATCTCGCCGGTGCGGATGTCCGCCTGCGGCTCCGGGTTCTGGTCATACGGATGGGGGCTGAAAACGGCCAGCCGGCAGATCGCACAGTGGATCATCACCGTGAATCCGTCCATCATGCGGACCTTCTTGAGCGTGGTGTCGCCCTTGCCTTTGTAGATGTTCTTGGGGCTCGCGCCCTGACGGTGGCTGCATCCCTTCGCGATCTTGGCGCGGCCACGGATCTTGCTGGCCAACTCGCTCTGGCGCTGCTTGTTCTGCGCGGCCTTCGAGCGCTCGGTCGCCTCGAACTTCTGAAGCTCGCGCTCGGCAAGCTTCATATTCATCTCGGCGGTCGCGAGTTGAACTTCTTCCAGCCGTTCCTTCATTGATTTCGCTGCCATTGGTGCGTCCTCCTGTTTGAAGCTCCGCGCGGTTGCACTCGAAAGATGCAACCGCGCGTTCTTTCCTTAGACGTAAAGCCTGCTTGTGCTCAGGCTACGACGTCATCGGGACTGCGATCGCGATCCGCATGCGGCTAGTAACGTCGGGCGGCGGCCCGATGCCCAGCACGCAGTTGTAGCCCGTACCCGCCTGAATGAGCTGGTTGGCGTCGTAGGCGGTGCGGGCGGTGAACTTCTCGGCCCACAGGTCGAGATTCTGCCACTTGTGGCCGGGCTTGGTCAGCTTGCCGTGAGGGAACTGGATGAAGACCATCCCGTCCATGCCCGCGAGGTAAGTGCTGATCCCGGTCAGTCCGGATCCCTGCCAGTTCGCAGTCTGGGTCTGGTTGGTCGACTTTCTCCAGTGGCAGCCGAACAGCTCCAGGGTGCGCACCGGAGCTTCGCCGTCGTCACCGTCCAGAGGCTCCAGCTTCAACTGTCCCGCGTCCGTGTGCTTCCAGATGTCCACGATCGAGTTGTTCGAGTCGTCGAGCATCAGGTCCGAGACGAAGAACGGATGGATCGAGCCGTTGTAGAAACCATCCTTCATCTGCGGAACTTCCGCGCCTTCGAGCGAGCCGGGCATCTGCTCGATGATGTTCTTGGTGAAGGCGTACGGCGAGGTGGTGGAGTCCTGATTCGCCGTCCGGGTGTCCAGCGTGCGCAGGTAGTCCATCTGGTACATGATCAGGTCGTCGATCGTCAGGGCGAGCTGGTACGCCATGATGCGCCGGTTCTCGACCAGGTCGTCCGAGATCGAGGTCATGGCCGCGAAGTCGGAGATGGTGTTGAAGTTCGCCCACTGCCCGACGACGATGTCCTTGAAGTTGACATTGATCTGCTCAGGCGGTCCGGGTGTGCCTTCCGTCTGCTGGGTAGTGTCGGCCGCCAGCGGGATCGACATGAAGTTGCGCCAGGTCTGACCGCTCTTCTCGGGCAGATCCATGTGTGTGCACATCAGCAGCTTGTTCGTCTTGGCATAGAGCCACTGCATGAAGACGCGGTTGTAATAGACCGTCAGGCGAGCCTGCGGCATATTGGCGGAAGTCTGGGCGGCGGCGGTTGCTCCGCCCTCGCCCAGCGCCGGCGCGTGCGCCGCCTGCGCGGCCATCTGCATGGCGGTTGCTCCGGTTGCCGTCAGAGCCGCCGCACAGGCGATGATCAACTGCAGGATGGGCCACAGGATGTACTTGAACAGCCATCCTGAGATCGTGTTCTGGGTCGCCGCGGACATGCCGATCGATCCGGCTGATCGCGTCGTCCCGTTCACCCACTGCTTCTTGCGCTTCCACATACGGTAATGCAACGGTTGCGTTGCCATAGAGGTCTCCCCAGCTTCAGGCCATAGCCTGTGCTGACGGGTAGTAGAATTCGCAGGCCTCCGCATAGTCCTTATCGCCGCTTTTGATCAAAGCTTCGGTTTTGGCGATGCTCATCCTGTCGATCTGCTCCCGGGTGTATTTGAGGGTCTTCGTTTGGACGCTTTGGGGTGCGCGGAAGTTGGTGCTCCGCGTTCCTGTCCCACTGCGCCCGCTTCGGGTCGTCTCTACACGCTGGACCTGAGTCTCGTCAGGAAACGGTGTGACGTTGCTTGGTGCTGCGGACTCGTTGGGATCTTCGAAAAGATCGCCGGCGGCCCGCATGCGGTGAAAGGTTTCCGTCATCATCTGCTTCGTGATCTGCGCGACGTCGCCGTTCACCATCTTCCCCAACTCCAAAGCCAGCAGCTTCTGGTTCGGCTTGCAGTTGTAAAAATCGGAGTGTTCCCGAGTCCACTCTTCGGCCCTCGCCTTGAAGGCGTCCATCGCGATCTGGCGGAGGTCGATGCCCGTAGCGTCCTGAACCAGTCTGGTTACTGCGTCAGCGGACTTCGAGGGGTTCTGGAGATCGTTCGTGGCCTGGAAGGTCTCGTCCGCCGTCATGCGCTTGCGGGGAACAATCGGCGCGGGCGTCGTCGATGCCGATGTTGCGGACGTGTGCGCTGCCTCTTCGCGTCGAGCCAGAGCGCGCTGCGCGTGCATGTTGTTCATCGCGATCTTATCGTGGACTTCCTGCTCGGTTTTGCCGTAGACATAGATCTCGTTGGTTCCGTCTTCCATGTCCAGGACGCGGCAGAAGGTGCCGGGTTCGAGGGGCTTGCCGTTTGGCCGGGTTGTGCTCCAGTACGCTCTCACTGTTCCTGCTCCAGCTTTTCGACTTCCACGTTCACCGTAGCCTCTAATTCGGCCACCAGCTTGCGGGCAATGGTGCAATACGACCACGCATTCGCGATCTCATCTCGATGGAATAGCGGATCGTCCTGACTGATTGATATTGCACGTTTCTGGTAAGAAAGCAAAGTCCTTTCCATCAGCCGCAGGAAGAGTTCGTAGCCCGGCATCTCCCGCCATTCTTTCAGGTCGAGCCTTTCGGGCCGCGAGAACTCCCGTCCGGGGTCGTCGTAAGCCCTCCGCTCCGGGGCTTTGGGAGGAGCGAAAGAAGGGGCGTCGCGGCCCTCGCGCAACGCCTTCAATTCAGGAGATAACGGTTCGCCGCGAAGGAACTTATCATGTGCGCTCAGATCAGCCATGGGTTTGTCCTTCCGTCAAAGATAATGTGCCAGATTCCAGCCGGTCCGTCTGTGACTCTGAAGTGTCATCCCTCTTATCCATCCGGACCGCCGCGTACCAGGCCATCAGGTGCGCCAGCTCGTGAATCGTCATCGTCACGTTGTCGCGATCGCGCAACGTGCTCCACGCCTTGAATCCTTGACTCAGAGGCTCGCGAACAAAAGCCTTGGCGCGCTCGACATCTAGCCAATGCACATCGGTAGGTCTAATCACTAAGCTCCCCCCGGAATGCCGTTCTGCAACTCGGACAGATCCGTGTTTCTCTCCAGCCGGCCTTCCGCATCTTCGAACTCCTGCGGCCCTTCCACGCGCTCCGCCGCTTTGTCTGCGGCTGCCTTGACGACGGCGATCTGCGTGTCGACCTTGCCCTTGGCTCCGATCTCCTGCAGCTTGTTCTGCCCGCGTATCTGCTCGACAGCGGCGGCGGACTGCGTCTTCTGCGCGCCTGGATTCATGGACTGCATCTGCTGCTTCTCTTCGTCGGTCAGTGGCACGATGATGTCTTCCGCGCCCTGCAGCTCGCTCACGCGCATAAAGATCTTCTCGATTGCGCTGAAGTTGATCGTCGATCCCTTCTCGTGCATGTACTGCATCAGTTGCGGTTGTTGCAGGAGCTGCAGCAGGAAGGGAATCAGCTGCTGAATCGAGGCCTTGGCCGCCAGCTTCTGGCCAGCGAGGATCTTGATATTGAACTCCGCGTTGACCAGCTTCTCCGGATCGATCTTGTTGATGATCGTGTCCGCGAATTTCTTGCTCAGGATCCGGCGGATCTCCGCGATCGGCATCTTCGTTTGGACGATCCACCACAGGAACCTGTACCAGCGTGTGAGGATGCCTTCAATGTTCTTGATCGGACCGGCAACATTATCGTCGGCCTTGCTTCCAATCCGGTTCACGCCGGTCGCCGTCTTGAGAGCGGTCGCGCCTGCTCCGGGGTTCCCCTGCATGGTGGTCGCATTCGCGCCAACCAGGTCCTCTCCACCGTCTTTCCCAAGCTGGTAGATCTTCCACGCTTCGGGCGGGATATCCGGCTTGGGCACATACGCAAATGCCTTGCGGATGTCGCCTCCGGGCGCGTTCACCCCCCACAGGTTACCGAGTCCCATCACGACGTTCTGCGTCGGCTCGTTGCCGCTTGAGGTGTCGTACATCAGCGGGGCTTCCATCCAGTACGCAACCATCTTCAGCGCTGCGTTCAGGACTCCCTGATCCATGCGCTGGTCGCCGCCATTGAGGCGCCCGACGCCCATGCCGTAGCCGCTATTGTCGATGTCCCACCAGTTCCCGGAGACGCCCAGCGCGAAGTCTCTCAGGTCATGCGGTCCGTTCCGAATCGTCTTGCGCCGTCCCAGATAGCACAGCACTTCGATGATCGTCTCTTTGGTCGAGTATTTCAGCCGCATCAGCGGCCGCAACGTCGGGTTCACGTTGTTCTGCTCGTGCTCGCCCTTCGCGTGGAAGACAACGGAAGAGTTTGCATTCATGCTCTGCGATGTCGTCGACGCCGGCGGCGCGTCACCGATCGGATTCTCGAAGAAGAACTTCTTCAGTTCTTCGTCGCTCGGGATGTCCTGGTAGCACTCCAGGCCGCGAAGCTGCTGAAGATCCTGCATGGTCAGAAAGTCGACGTCGATCTTTCCCTGCGCGCTCAGGTCTGGCCGGTTCGGCGTCCTCCATCCCGGGTCGTACAACGTGGTGCCCAGCTTGCGGTACTCGAAGAACGGGAACGTCTCCGTCACGTCGTCGGTTACTTCTTCAAATTCGTCGCTCTGCCATGTGTTCACGACGGCGGGAGGGCCCAGCGGCAACGCGATATTGACCGGCGGCGTCTTCCGTTTGCGCGTCGTATAGCGGCACGTCCGCTCTTCGTACCCCATGTCGCCGAGTCCTGTGCCTTGCAGCACCAGGCAATCGATCAGCAGCCCCATGTTGTATTCGAGGTCCGCGCGCTCGCTCAGGACGTTGAAGAGTTCGGTGATCGCGTCGACGTAGTCTTGCGAATCGTCGTCGTCGGCCAAGGGGCCGCGCGGCTCCAGCAGAAAAGGCGTGTCATCGGCGAAGATGCCTCGCTTGATCTGCGTGGCCATGGTGTTCGAGTTCTTGGCTACGTTGAATCGGCTGATGCGATGCGTCGTGCCGCCCTGTCCGGCGGATCCGCGATCGAAGTTCGGGCTCTGCTTGAGATAGTCCGTCAGCTGCCATTCGCCAAGCCAAGCGTTCTCATCCAGCCAGCCTACCCACGCCTGATAGTTCTCCCACACCAGCGTCGCTGCGGCATCGTCGTCGAAGACGGTTTCAGTAATGCCGTCTTCACCAACTTCCGCTTGAGACTGCGCAAAGCGAGGCGTTAGTTCATTGCCAAGGGGCATTCCATCGCCGCCGGGCCGCGCCGCGATCTCATCGCCGTTCCGCTCTAGCCCCAGTTCTTCCGCCATCAAACAACCTCGGTGTTCAATTCAAACTGCGCTGGCTGCAAGGTCTCGAGGTTGTCGAAATCGCGAACAAACTTTGCGATCCGTGCGGGATGCTTGACCTGTCGCCCGCTCGTTCCGTCGAGTTGAATGATCCCGTCGCACACGATCGCTTTAGGAAAACCTGCATCGTGCAAAGCTAGGGCGAGCGGGCAGCATGATTCCATGCCTCCGACGATCTTGCTGTCTCTGGTGGCTATCGCCTTTTCGATGTGAGCGGCGGTTACGGTAAAGCGAATTTTGTCCATCAAGTCCTCCCGACATCAGCGGCAGCCGATCTCCAGCTTGCCAACTTGTAATCTACTTTTATTCGGTAGCTCACTTCCAATTGAAGCCCCATAGATTCCGCCAGATCAACCCACAACGTGTCTGCAAGCTCATGGAATCCCGCCATCGCATACACGTCCGACCGCAGCGATACATCGCTGATCTGAATAAGCTGTTCGGGCGATACGATCAACTCCACTTCTTCCTCTCCGTTCATCCGTCCAACCCACATTCCAGTGCTGGCAGCCTGTACGTCGTCGCCTTTTCCATCGCCTGCTGATGCGCGTGTGCCTTCCTCCGCGCCTGCTCATCCACCAGCGGGCGACCTTGGAGATCGAGCAGCCAATTCAGAGTCGCATCATCTTGACGCCTGCGGTAGTGTTCCTGCTCCTCGTCCTCCAGTGCGGCGCGGATTTGAGACATTGGAACTAAGTCTCCAATTTTGGAGACGACTTCGATAATACCTGTGCTGGGAACCAGCCCGAAATGGACGAATTCTTGGCGGCATTCCTTCGCTTTGGCCATGCCGGTGGAGAACAGCAGCCGCCCCACCTTCATCAGCGGCTCGAGCTGCTTGCACTGCTGTCCTCGTCTCTCTTCGCTCTCCTCCCAGTCGGCCCACTGGATCCGGATACTGACGCTCTTCCGCGCCGCCTCGTTGCGGACCTGCGCGACCATGAACTCACTGCCCGGCGTCGCGAGGATGAGCATCGCGTCCGCTTGGTGCTTCTTGTGCGCCTGAACCATGCGTTCCGCCAGCTTGCTCGGGATCCAGTTCCCCTGAAAAGCGTCAAGCACGTATACGCGACCATCAAGGATGCGCGCCGCCACACCGGAAGCGTCCTCCAGGCCTTTCTTGCCGCACGGTAGCCTCCAGCACGTATACGTTTCGCCGCCATATGGAGGTATTCTCTCTGGAGGGATCTCACAACTGCCATACAACTTCTCGTCAAACGTCGAAATGTTGCCGCCCATTGGGTCGTTTTGCTGCTGGGCCATGAAGCTTTCGTAATTCGCATGGAAGGCTTCGCGCAGGGCCGCATAATCCATATCGGGGAGCTCGGGAAAATGAAGCACGGCGTCGTCTTCGTCTGGAAACTCTCCAGGCATCAGGCGTTGACCGTTCTTCACCGTAAGGGATTGCCGGATCAGCACCTTCCATCTACTGGGATCCATGTCCGTCAAGCGGACGCCGTAAAGGTCCAGTGGATGGTAGCGGGTTCCTACGAGATACATATATCCGCCACCCTGCAGCGTGTTGCGGTTCGTGTCGAAGGTGTCGATCACCTTGCGGCGCTGCTTATCGTCGGCGTGGATGCCGCTGTTTGTGGTCTCGACCATGTCATCCGCGTTGATGATCCATGGGTGCCATCCGGACTGCTTCGACGTCGGAGAGGTGAAGGCCAGCGTCGAATCGAGATCGTGAAGCTCTTTGACAGACGTATTCCACGTGGACGCATCGTTATGGAAAGGCCATTTGCTCACCACCAACTCGGGGAACATCTTCTGCAGGGGAGTCACGGTTTTGTAGCGGCAAAGGTAGTTGGCGATGCCTTCGCAGACCGCCTTCGCAAGAGGGTGTGTTGCGCTTTCGACCAGGATGGTGATCGTTTCAGGGAAGGCGAGGATCCATTGCAGTTTGTCGATACGTGCCAGCGTCGTCTTGCGGGTCTTGCGCGGATCGAGATGCATGTAGTTCTTGATCTTCGCCTGGTCCTCGATCGGCAGGTTCGGATTTTTCGGGAAGTACAGATCGAAGGCGGCCTGGTGGTAGTCCATCCGGAATGAGCCGGGCCGCAGAACCTCCGACAAGAAGAAGTGATCAGTGATGCAGCGGTGCCGGCAGTCCTCACGGTAGGCCTCATCGGTGTCGAGCCGATCTTCGTCAACGACCGTGCTGGGTGGTCCCCTTCGGACCGGGACCACCTGTTCGGCACCTTGCGTGTCGGCAGACTTCTTGAACTTAGAGAAGTCCCGGTACGCCATCAGCCCATCATCTCTTCCGGAGCGCCAGCTCCGCCGCCAGGCGCGCCGCCTTCGGGTGCAGTCTCGCCACCCGGTTCCTGACCGCTCTGGTCGCTCGGATCGCCGCCGCCCTGCGCCATACCCATCTGATCGGATACGTGCTCACCAGCCTCTTCAGGCGAAGAGCTGACGGCTACGTTCTTGCGCTCGGGCTCTTTCGAGTTAGTGTCGCCCTTCTTCGCCAGATAAGTGTGGTGGTGCAGAATATGGCCGTCTTCCGTGCGCTCGCTGCGGATCTCGTGAAGATGCTTCTTCGCGGGCTTTTTACCGTCCTCGTGTTCCTTCTTCTTTTCCGCCATCGTCGTCTCCTAAAACTTACGGCTGGGGCGCAACTCCCAGCCTGGACTTCGAGGGGCTTTCCCTCTTGCGCGGGGTATATCGCGGGCCCGGTGGCAGCAACTTGTTAGCCGACGCTGAACTTCTGCACGTTCACAGTCGTCAGCGTCGTCCCGGTGGCACCGCTGGACGCGAAGCTGAGCAGGAACGTCGGCAGGTTGGCAACGGTCGGCGGATTCGCGGACGGATTACCCTGATTCAGGAACCCGGACGGGAAGTTAGAAAGCGTCACGGCGACGACGACTGTCTTATTCACGTAGAACTCGATCTTGCCGGCCAGCACGCCGCTTACCGAGTCGAAGATCAGGACCGCGTGAGCGAACCACGATGCCGTGGCACTGTTCTGGTTGATGGCGCCGCTCGATCCCAGCAGTGTGTCGCTGCCAATCGTGGCGCTCGTTCCCTCGTAAAGCTTGATCGTGATCGTCCCCGTCGCCGTCGTCTTGATGTAACCAGAGGCATACAGATCGAAGACTGTCTGCTCGATCTGCGTGTCCGGAGGAATCGTGATCTGCAGCGGTACGGCGGCGTTGGGCGCGCTTGGAACCAGCGTTTCGGTCGCGGCGCCAAGGGTGAACTGTACAGGCGACGGGCCGCTCAAAGTCTGGGTCTGGGTCGCCTGCTGATTGAGCGGGATCTGGTTCGCTACACTCGCGGCTTGCGAATTGGGTCCATATGGTCTATCTGAAAGGGCCACGTTAGTTATCCTCCGGGAGCGCAGGGCTCAGCGAAAGTATAGACTCACTTTCACTCTTTGCGTCCAGCCTTTTCAATTCGCTGGGCTTGGCACGCCTCAAAGCTTGACGGTTGACGATCCTGGTTGTCCCGTCTTCAAAGCGGACCTGGACAGAGTTACCGCGTCCTCCAAGGATTTCGCACCTCGCGCCCTTCTTGCCATAGCGGTCCCAGTCCATGACGTGGCGATAGGTGGGCTCAGTCGCCAAGCTCGTTCTCCGCTTCGGTCGAATCGCAGGAAGGTCCAGAAGATTCGGCGTCATCCGTCAGAGA